GAATGACTCCATTGGCATAGAGGGCATTGAAGGCGATCCCATGCACGGTCCGAGTGCCCGGCACGGTGCCGCTGTTGGCCCACACGTAGCAGGACGCCTGGACGCTGCTGGAGCCGGTCGGAATCGCCAGGGATGAGGCCGTGGTGGGCGCTGCGGCGTTTCCGCCCACGAACATCTCGGAGGCGGTATTCGAGGCAGCGGTGGCACCAAGGTAGGAGAACTGCATGCATCGGTCCACAATGCCTAGGCCCAAAGCCTGCATCGCGTAGGTCATCTGTTGGGGCAGCACGGCACCATTGGCGGCCACGTAGTCGGCGCGTGACACTCCGGTCACGTAGGGCGAGGCGGTGCTGTTCCCAGACGTGTTCGGGTCTCCGGTGGGGTTGTAGCAGCGCGGGTCGCCGCAGTAGTTGGTGATCGTCACCCCTGCACCAGCGGTCAGCGCGGAGGCATCAATGCCCAGGTCCACGATGTCGGCCACCACAGGGGTGATGCTCGCTGAGGCGTTGACCGAGTTGAGCGCGTTGGCGTAGACGGAACCGACGTTGGCCATCGGGGACACGATCTGCCCGGGGCTGCCTTCACCCTGAGAGCCGGTTGAGGAGTTGCCTCCTGTGGGCGGGGCTCCGGTGGAGTACCAGGTGGTGGTGTGGCTGGAGGCTCCCCAAGAGTCGCCGTTGTAGGCGGTCAGCATGAATTGGTAGAACATCGAGCCGACCACCGGGATGGTCACTGAGGAGGCGGTCGCCGGGGAGGAAACCGTGTAAGTGGTGGGGGCCTGCCACGCGAACATTTTGTTGTCGAACGGGCTAGACGGCATTGCCGACCCCTTGGGGAGTGCCCCCTTGGGCTCGATCCAGGCATGGTTGAGCGGGTACCCCCTGGGATAAGCCCTGGACTTCCCAAAGACCACCTTCTCGTTGCCGGTCGTGGTGGAGATTCCGGCCCCCCACCCGGTGGCGATAGCAGGCGGGTTAGAGGGCGGGTTAATCCTGAGCAGGTGATTGGCGGTCACCACCTGGGTCACCTCGCCGGACGGCACCGTGGTGCCCTGGGTGGTGTACCAGAAGGTCTGGACGTAGTAGGTCCGAGAGCCCTTCTTGCCTCCCGTGATCGTCGCCATCGTCACCCCGGGCGGAGCGAACAAGTCGGGATACTGCGCCTGCTGGGCGATCAACATCAACTTGGTGTAGGGAGTGTTCCGCCCGCTACCGTTGCGGGCTTTGCCGGACATGTTGCGGAAGTTGATAGTCGCGGTGCCCGACCCTCCAGCAATGCTCTTGATGATCGGGGGCGTGGGAGCAGCGGCGAGCGCGTTAGATAGCGCCAGAGTGCCGGAGGCGGAGACTGAGGTGTGCCCGGTGTATCCCTGTGGGTAAGAGCCGGACAGGGAGACGGCGACCGAGCCAGAAGTGTGATCCACCCCGGTCCAGGTGAAGGTCCCCATCGTCTTGGAGCGTCCAGGACCAAGAGAGAAGAAGGTCTTAGACCCCTTCAGGAGGTGGGTGCGGGCACTCGTCCCAGAACCTACCGTCACCCGGATCGCACCATCGGTGTAGCGGTACCAGCGCTCGATGGTGTCGGAGGTGTTGGTGACAGAGATGACTGCCTTCACCGACGAGGTTCCCGCGTAGGGGACGATGCCGAACTCAGTGAAGGTCACTTTGAGGGTCAAGGCGGTGGGGTGCGCTGAGGTCAGCCCGAAGGTCCCCGAGAGACTTACGTTGTGCGCCATCAGTTGGTCGCGATCTGGAAGAACGGCGACAACTCGATGTAGAAGTCACCTGCCTGCATCGAGGCGCAGTAGCCATTGGGGACCACCACCGGGGTGGCCAGGGTGCCCACCGCGTACAGGTTGCCTGCGGTCTGGGCATCCGCCAGGGCCCAACCGATGGCCACCGGCCAGTCAGCCGTCGCGCCGATCACAGATGCAGCCACCGGCCAGATCAACGAGGTGTTGTTCATGACGTAGGGCTGGTTGGCAGCGATGGAGAAGTAGACGTTGGTGTTGGGAATCGGCATCCGGTAGTAGCCAGAGGAAGCGGGCGGCTCGACAATCTCTGAGCCATTGAAGTTCGGGGGCGTCAGAGTGGTGGTGAGCGCGAAGTAGTAGTTGGCCGGAGGCGTGACAGTCTGCCCAAAGAAGCCTCCCAGGAGCGCCTGAGCACCATAGAGCGTCAACTGACCTGCTGCCATGGGGCACTCTCCTACTGGACGGCGGGGAACCTAGGAATCGTCAGCGACACCTTCCCCATGTAATTGTGGATCATGGTCTGGGACAGGTCGAAGGTCAACGCGCTCACCGCGTTGCAATTCCAGGTCTCGGTGTAGTCAGCGAAGGTCCACTGCAACTGGTAGGTCCACTGCTCAAAGGCTGCCTGGAGCGTCTTGAAGTGGGTGTTGAGCAGCGTCTGGGTGGTGCCGTAGCAGTAAATATCGACCTGCTCGTTGACCATGTCGGGGCTGCTGTGCACCAGGTAGGTCCCAGCGAGCACCGGAGACTTGGCAGTGATCTGGACATAGGACTTCTGGGACCCCTGCCGAGTCGCCTCGGCGGCTACCGCGTAGTTCACCTTGTCATGGAGATTGATCGTGCCAGTGCCCCCGATCAGGCTCAGGCCGATCACCATGGAGTCAGTGGTCGTCATCAGCGCCTCACTAGGTTGCTCATGCGCGCACGCTGGGCCATGTCGCGCTCCATCGCCTTCGGGTCGTTGGCCTGGACGCAGATGTCGCCCGTGTAGGTCACCGAATGGTTGGTCTGGTAGGTGCGGTTGTCGAAGTGGTTGTAGACCGGCTGGCTGACCGTGCGCAGGTTGGCTGCGGCCCCCTGGGAGACCGCCCGGCGCACCACGGAGGCAATCTTCGCGGGGATGATCATCTCGCCCTTATGGACGTTGGCTACCATGTCCTTGGCCAAGTTCCAGGCACCCTTGGCGAACCCAGGAGTGAGCGGGAGGGCGGTAGGGGTGCCCGCGATGTCATCAGTCCAGCCCAGAGCGCCCGACCAGATCGGCTTCTTGACCCACTTGTTACCAGAATCCTCAGACCACATGAAGCCGCCGCCAGCGTTGATGGCTACGTGCCCAGCGCCACCGCCGTACTGGGGGCCGAACCAGATCGGGACCCCAGGGATCATCCCGGAACTACCCATCGCGTGCCGGTGGCCGACCTCGGCCTGCCATTGGGCGTAGGCAGTCGAGCCCTTGTGCTGCGAGCCCCAGGCGGTCTCTACATCAGAGAGGCACATTCCAGAAGACGGGCTCATCGCCTGCATCCGGTGGGCCACAGCCGAGGGCAATGAGCCGACAGGGCCGCCGCCGCCTATTCCGCCACCACCATGTCCAGGAGCAGTCCCGTAGCCCCCCAAGAGCGCGCTCAGGCCGCCTGGGGACTTCATGATCTTGATCAGGTTGTCGATGCTCTTGTTCTGCGCGGTCTTGGTCTCGATAGCCGTCAGGTCATTGAACAACTTGGTCAGGCTGGTCACCCCGCCTGAGGCCTTCAGGATGGCCCGAGCCATGTCGCCGTAGGGACCTGCCTGCTTGGCAATCTCCTGGATATGGTTGCTGATCTGACTCAACGGCTGAATCGACTCACGCAAGAGCATCTGCTGCTCGTTCATGCTCTGGTGGAACTGGAGCGCGCTGTGCTCAATCTGGAGGTCGAAGTCATGTGCCTGCCAGGCCATCTGGCGGGCGAAATCAGCCACGTTGTACGCCATCTGGGTGTGGAAGTCCTGCCCAGAGCGCTTCATCGACCGCACGAAGTCTGCGTAACTCCGGTCGAGTTGGAGTTTGAACTGGTACTGGGTCTCCTGCCAGGTCATCGAGGATGCGTCGGTAGCCAGGCCGCCAGCAGCCGCGATGCGCTGCTTCACCGCCTGGTTCATCCGGTCAATCAGGGCCGGATCGGCCATGAACTGCTCGAAGAACGAGTTGGTCTTCTGATTGTTGCTCGCAGAGGTCAGGCCCAACTGCTGGATCGAGTCGGTGGACAGGCCCATCTGGCGCAACTTCGCCAGTTGGCTCTCCTGCTGGTTCAGTTGCGAGGTCTGCTTAGTGCTGTTGGAAATCACGAACTGCGCACTGGTCAGGCCCTCGACCGGGTTCTGCTGATAGATGTCCATCATCGAAATCGCAGACTGCTTGATCATCTGCTGGGTCTGGTGATTGAAGTCCTGGATGCCGCGCATCCGCTGGAGGTTGTAGTCAGCCTCAGCGCGCGTGCGCTGGAGGTTGAACTGGTACTCCTGGCGGCTAATGCTGATCCGCTGCTGGAGTTCGGCACGGCTCACCTGGAGCGCCTCAGCCTGCTTCTGCCAACCCATCGACTGGTTGAACTGCTGGGTCGAAAAGGCGAGTTGCTGCATCGACATGTCGTAGGACTTCATCGTCTGCAACATCGAAGTCATCTGCTGCTGAACGGCGCTCATCGCGCTCAAGAAGGAGGTTACGTCGGCCTCCTGCATCTTGCCGCCGTTCTCGGGCTTCATCTCGTCCTGCAACCTGCCCGCCCAGAGCCCAGCATCGCGCTGCTTGAGCCCCAACTGCTGCCCCTGAGTCAGGTACGGGGCAGCGGCAGCCTCGTTGGCACTCAACTGGTTCATCGTGCTCTGGAAGGACGGCTGCGTGCTGCTCTTGGAGAGGTTCAGGAAGTTCTGGAGGCCCTTCGGTCCGCTGAAGGCCGAACCCAGAGCGCGGCTCGACACGCCGCGACCGCTGAAGAGGGCCGGTCCCCCCAAGGCTGCCAGAGCGTTGGCGGTCGGAGCGGTCTGATCCTGGTCCATCCAGGCCTTGGTCTGCTTAGCGCTCAGCCCCAGGCCATCCAGGGCTGACTTGAGGGCGTGGCTGCTGATCTTCAGGTCACTGAAGGCCAGGGCCAAGTCATGCTGGGCATTGCCCGTCTGCCCATTGACCATGCCCATGCTGCTCATCGCGGTCTCAAGGTCGTGATTGCCCGTTTTGGTGTCGGACGCGGCCAGGCCGCTCAGAATCTTCTTGGTGAAATTGATCCCACCATCCTGTGGGCCCATCTTGGCCACGATGCCCTGTAGTTCCTTGCTCGTGCCGCCGTGGTCACCCAGGCCAAGGATGTTGGAGAGGGCGACCCCAGCAGGAGTCAGGTCATAACTAGTTCCTGTCCAAAAGGGGCCGGAAGAACTCTTCTTGACGTAAGCATTCTCGGCAGCCTGAGCAGAAGATGGCCCGAAGTCATATTTCTTCCCCGCGTACCGGTGATCCAGAGTCTGCCCCTGGAGGGACTTCACCCACGCCGAACCGCCGTAGGTCTGACCCAGCGCCTCCGCGTTGAAGCCGCCCGCGTTCGCGCCGTAGGTGTTGAGGTTGTATGTCTGCAATCCTGAGTACAGCGCCTGGGCTCCGCTATAGCCAGGCATGCTCTGAATGACAGGATTTGCCCTACCGACAGTGCTGTACTGGTTGAGGTAGCCGGAGAATTGGTACCAAGCCCCGGTGCCGTAGGTGTTCACCAGGTCTGACATGACCATCTGCTTCTGGTCATTGGTCATCGAGCCCCACTGGGGGCCGATCACTGCGGCAGCCTGCTGCACCGAGAGGTTCATGCTGCCGCCATTGGCCTTGGCGTTCTTGAATAGGCTGTTCTGGATCGCGGGCTTGCCTTGAGTCAACTGGAAGAGCGCCGCCTGCGACGGGTTGTTGACATTGAGAGTGCCCGTGGTGGCACCCGGCACCGGAGCCACGACGCCACTGGTGGTGAAGTTGAGCCCCGATCCAACGATGTTGTTGGTCATTGGGCTCGGGTTACCGCCACCAAACATGCTCTTTACGCCAGAGATGATGGTGGGGGCCATCATCGCCGCCATCAATCCCAGCCCTATCGGGCCGCCAGCCAGGTCCATCGCGCCCATACCGAGACGGCCCACCAGGCCAGCAGTACCTCCAGCCACGCTGCCCACCGCGCCCATGATGCCGCGCCCCTGAATCTTGGCTGCGCCACCGAGGCTAGTCACCACCGATTGGGACTGCCTCTTGGAGTTCTCCGCAGTGGCGACACTGTCCTGCTGGACAGTCTTGGTGTGCTCAGCGGTCGCAGTGGCGTCCTTGACCGCCGCTTCACCCACGGTTGTGTGGGACTTGGCCTCCTGCTCGGTGGCCGCGACGTTGACCTCGACAGCCTTGGCTGCCTCCATCAGGCTCCTGGAGAAGTTGGCGACTGCCGTAGCGCCGTTGGCGAGGCCCTCCTTGAAGCGCTGGAGCGCAGAGACCTCAGACGCCTCCTCGCCCTCCTTGCCTTCCTCGCCGCCCTTCTTGAACAGGCTGCCGAAGGAGCCGAATCGAGCAGTGTCGAAGGCGGAACGGAAGCCCCCTCCGAAGTTCCCAACCCCCCCGGCGACCCGATCCTGGATGCCCTTGCTGATGAAGGATGGTCGAGCGGTGATGTCGTACTTGCCCTTACCGAAAAGGGCAGCATTGGCACCCATGGTGTACTCGGTCTCGAACCATCGAGCCAACCCACGAGCCCCGCGACGACCGATGCCAGGCTTGCGGACGCCCAACTCGTCGGCCCGGGCCTTCTCTTCGGCGGTCAAGGGGCGCTGGAACTGCAACTCGTCCAGAGCATTGCGCTCAGCAAACGCAGCGTCGGTCATGGTGCCAGGAGCGGCCCCTGCGCGACCCAGGGCCAGCCGACTGGCCGCCATGCGGCCCCGGCCACCATGGGAGCGCCAACCGCGTACATCCTCGTTCAGGGCTGCGCCCCTGCGCTGGCCCCAACCGTAGAACGCGGTGGTGAGGGGCCGAGCCGTGCCGTTGTCCACGGCCTCCTGGAGGAGGCTCCCGCGCCTGCCCAGACGACCACCAGAGCCGAGGGCCCCGCCGCCAGCGAGGCCTTCAAAAAGACCTGCGCCCAGGCTAGAGCGCTTGAGCGCCAGTACGGCCAGGAACGGTCCCAGCGCACCATGCAGGGCCAGCAGGCCGGAGGCTAGGGTGCCGAAGGCGGCTGCGATGGTGCCTACGATGGTGGCGAGCGCCTGCACCTCAGGGTTCTGAGCCATCGCAGTGAAGGCTTGAGCCACCTTGTCCAGGCCGCCCATGAACTTCCCGAGTGCCTGGTTGAAGGGCTGCCCGAAGGCCTCGAACGTCTGGGCAATGTCCTGACCAAACTTGGCGAACTGCTGCCCAGTGGTCAACTGCGGATGTGAGTTGGACCCATTCCCATAGGCTCCGGTGGACTGGTTGATCATGCCCTGCACCGACCCCTGCTGGGTCACAGCAGAGATGACCCGCTGGGTAGAGAGGCCATCGAAGCCCAGGTTGTTGAGGATGCTCAGGGACTGGCTACCAGAGCGCCCGATGGCGTCGTAGAGGCCTGCCATCTGCTGGCCGCCCGACATGGACCTGAAGGTGCCCACCGAGACGCCCATCAGGTTGGCGAACTGCTGGAGAGCCGGGGAGTTCTTCTGGAGCGCCTGAGCCACGGTGCCGGTCATCTGAGAGAACACGTTGGCCGCTCGGTAGCCATCCTGGCCAGCCTTGGAGAAGGCAGCAGCGAAGCCAGTGACCTGAGACTGGCTCATGTTCAACTGGCGGCCCAGGGGGGCCAATTGGGAGGCGAAGTTGGCCAGGCTCTCGGCAGTCGTGTTGGACGAGTCGGCCATGGTGGTCAACTGGTCGGCGTAGCCCTTAGCGGTGTTGAGGCTGCTACCCATCGCCTGCCCCAGGCCCAGCACGCTCTGGGCCAGCGCAGCCGGGTTCTCCCCGGTGGTGATGCCCATCTTCTCAAAGGTGGTGGCCAACTGCGCCAGGCCACTGGTAGAGCCCATCCGCTCGAAGCCGGAGATGACCTGGACCAACTGAGCAGCCTGAGAGGAGGCTGCCCCGAAGTTGGAGCGCAACTGGTCCACCGCATCGGTGTAGGACTTCATGCGCTGAGCGCCGTTGCCGAAGGACTGGGTGAGCACCTGGTTCTGGTTGCTCAGGTTTTGCATCACCGACTGGAACTTGGACGCAGCGGCGGTCGCGCCAGTCAGGGTGGCCACGTCAGCAGCAGTGATGCCTAGGCTGATCCGGCCCGCAGTGCGGAACAGGCCGTCAATCTTCTGCTGGAGGGAGTCGATAGAGCGTCCCAGAGCACTGGCCTGCTGGGCCGCGCCTTGCATGGCGCTGGAATACTGATCGGTGTTGGCAGACAGTACGACGTTGGCTGGCACGCTTGCACCGAAGCCACCGCCTTGGTACATGACTACTCCTGCCGCTGAAGTGACCTCATCCGAGCCGCGAACTCCAGCATCTCAGCCTGTTTCTCCGGCGTATTCAGAACCAGTTTAACTGTGGTGCCGGGCATGCTTTTGCCCTCGGAGTCACGGTTGTTCTCGTTCTCGGCATCGGTGATGTAACAGCCCATGCAGAGGTGGGTCTCAGCGACGTAGGCGAAGCGGTTCTGCTCCCACTCGCTCTCCTTGGTGCCGCACTGGGAGCACCGGTCGCCCTCGTTGACCAGGTACGCGACTAACTTGTCACGGTCCTCCCCACTCCACTCCTCTAGGAACCGGGAGTGGGGGATCGCGTGGTCGTGGCAGTAGCGCATCTCTAGCGCGAACTGCCCGTCATAGTTCAGCCGCGATTGGTGAAAGGGACGGTGCTCTCCCGGTGGTTAATCTCCAGCACCTTGGTGAAGATTCCCTCCACGTCACCACGCGACCAGTTCTCGCTGGTCCACAACTGCTTGGCCTGGGTCAGGGTCATGTCCGGCTCAACCAGGCAGGCGGCGATCAGGGCGGGGGCGAACTTGTCCAGTTCGTAGGTCATCCCCCGGGCCCGCTCCTCATCGGTGGGCGGGTACTTGGCAATCAACTTGTCATAGTCCTTCATGGAGAGCGCCTCGACGGTCATCTCCATCTCGAACTTGTCGTCCCCGTCTCCGAGGTACAACTTGAAGGTCAGGCGCGACTTGGGCTTTCCAAGGAGGAGGGCAACCTTGTCGTTGTTCTCCGAGACTTCAGTGGGCATGTGGGGCCTCTCATAGCAGTAGGAGCAGGCAGCCTTCCGGCTTACCTGCTCCTACCCTAGCGCGCCCAGCGCCCAACCTCTGGCACCACATCCAGAGGAGTTTTTCGATGACTCAGGCGAGAACGGTGAGGTTCTCGTTGGGGATGCTCGGCACCGCAGCAGTGACCGAGAAGGTCTGTGCCTGATTGGAAGTCAGAGCAGCCGCAGCACGCGCGGTGATGACAACCGGCCAAGACTCCACGATGGTGTTCGCCACCGGGGCGTACGGGGCAACATTGCTACCACCGAACCGACAGACGATGAAGTACCCGACCGCCCCACGCGGGAGCGCGGTCCAGGCCGTGTCCGCCGCCACGTTGGAGTCACGGTAGAAGTCGCCCGTGAAGGAGCCCTGAGCAACACCGGCCACCGAGGTCTCGAACAGCGAGTCCAAGGTCGGGGTCGGGATCGTGTTGCCCTGGGTGCTCGCGGTGATCGAGATGGTCAGCGGCGTCAGGTTGATCGCGCTGGTGATGTCGGCAACGTGGATGGCGTTCACGTTGGCCATGTTGCTCTGAAAGCCGATCCACGAAGTCTGGTTCGCGATGATCTTGCTCATGGGTTACTCCTCACTCGGGTCGCCCACCGCCGCAACGGTACCGGGCTGCTCGTTCAGCGAAGAGTCAGGAGCGCTGATTGCGCCTTCCCCTTCATTACCATTGTCCACGGGTGTCCAGCCCGCCGATTCCCAAGCGGGAACCGTGCTTGCAATCACCGTCGAGGTCTGTCCCGTGGCCTTGTGGATGATGTCCACGTAACCGGCTGCTGCCATTTTTCTCACCCTTCCGAAACCAAGACGGCGTAAGAGTCCGTCTCGGTGTAGTAGTACGGGGTGGCTTCGCCAACCCGGTTCGTGCCACCTATGTTGGTGCACTTGACCCCATGGATGCTCCAGGAGGCCACCGCCCCAGTCACCAGCGTCGGCGCGCTGCTGGCAAGCAGGTTGCGCACGCGGTCGGCCAGTGTCTGAGTCTGTGTGCGGTTGACCGCCGCGTGGAACACCACATAGTTCAGTACCCACATGCCGCCATCTTCATAGATGTCCAGGGTGGGTGCTTGCTGCGGCTGACCCGTCATGGCGGTCAGCGACATCCAGGGGGTGAAGTTGGTCGCTGCCGCGTTGGGCTCGCCCTGCCACCCATAGGAGGTGGACGGGGAGGAGTTGTCACCGACCGGGAAGTTCAGGGTTTCGAGTTGGGTGAAGATGTAGGTCGTCACCGGAGCCATCTCAAGGATGTGTGTCATCAGTACCCCTGGGTGATCAGTTGAGCACCAACATCAGCGGCCATGGGGCCAAGGCTGTCCACCCATTGCTCGAACGCGCGGGCAACGTAGTGGGCGGGGGCGGTACCAGGGTGATGCACTACACGAGCGTAGATCACCCTTCCGCCGACCTGGAAGCGCAACGCCTGAGCGTTCTTGGGGCGGATGTCGTGCGGCTGGGTACCGAACTCCACGTAGCCTGCGTAAGGGGCCTGGGACATGTCCGGACCGATGATGATGCTGCCGCCCTGCAACTGGATGCCGATGCTGTCGCGCAGGTTGCCGGTGTCCACCGGGGCCAGGGACTTCATCGTGGCCGCGATGAAGGTGGCCGCCTGCATCATGGCCTCGGTGACGGCCTGCTCAGAGGAAAGCCCAGCCTGCATCAGGCGCTGAGCGAGCGCGTCGATGTTGGCTGAAGCCTCGCTACTCATAGCCGCCTCATAGCGGCGCGCTGGAGGGTCACTCCGAGCCGGAGGGCATCCCGCTCACGCCCCAGTGCCTCACGGACGCCCTTGGCGGCAGGGAGGTGCTCTGGGACGTGCGTGAAGTGGTCCAAGGAGGCTGGCTTGAGCGGCTTGAGTTTCCCTACCGGAGCAGCATGGGTGCCAGCCTTGGAGAAGAATGCCTCGTGGCCGCTCATGGTCGCGGGTCCATCTTCTCGACCACGAAGGAGCGGGTAGCCATGATCTGGCCACCACGCTTGCTCGACTGGATGCGGAACCGGTTACCAACCCACTTCGGGTCGGTGGGGGAGGTCAGAATCTGGAACTCGTCGTGCAGGGCTGGGATATTCCCGGTCGGGGTGTCCCACGGGATGCTCAAGACGGTCTGGTACAGGACGAACTCAGACTCACCCAGCATCACCTGAGAGGGGTTCTGCTGCTCCCAGACCCGGCAAATCCCGGTGTAGATCGTGGTGCGGGAGCCAGCAGTAGCCTCCAAGGTCGCAGTGTCGTAGGTGACCGCTGAGACCCTCTCCACGACGCAGGTCTGGAGCATCTGAGAGGTAGCCATCCGTTGCACCATCTGGGTGCCCCGCTTGGTCAGTCCGTTGCGCATCGCTGGCCTCCGAAGAAGGCATCGTGACCGTCCAGGCTCTTGCGAAAGAGCCCAGTCCCCAGAAATCCTTTCGAGGCTGCCTGCGTGACACCATGCACCATCTCCTCGTGGAGGGAGGCCGGGTTGGCAATATGCCGTCCCATTGCCTTGGCGTGCTTCTGGAAGGTCTTCGCGGCCTCTCCAGAGCGGACCGACTCCACGGTGGTGACATGCATGAGTGGGGCCGGGCGTCCACTGCGATCATGGTCCAAAGTGCGCGCAATCACCACAGCGCGAGGCCCATGCACTGAAACCTGATGCCCGGTAGGGGTCTTCACGGTTCGGCCCTTCTTCAGGACCTCGCTGCTGCGCTCGACGCCTTCCCGCTGGGACATGTCGCCCATGTGGGGGTCTGCCGAGGTGTTATCGAGGGCCTGCCCCCTGGTGAACCCGCTCACGGCGACCACTCACCCGGTGCTCCCCAGGTGCTCTCGTTGTAGAAGTCAGCAGGCCACTCGCCACCGAAGTCCTGCTGGCCAGCGCTCGGGTTGTCGTCCATCCTGATGCCGAACATGAAGTTCCGGGTGTTGGGGATCATCCCCTCACCAGGAGTCACTCCACCAGCGTCAGGCATCACGCCAGACTGGGCAGCCATGGCGTACTGGTTCTTCAGGCTGGCCGCTACGGCACGCAGGGCATCCCCAATGGGCCCGAAGGACACCGAGACGCCATCGGCGTTGTAGGAGGCCTGCTGGGCGTAGGAGGCGGCAGCGTTCTCGGCCAACTGAGCAGCCACCAATAGGTCGGAGCCGTACAGCGGACCCCAGGTGCTGATACCCCACTCAATCTCAGCGTCAGTGAACAGCGCGTTGGACACGTCAGTGTCCCCGAGCAGGAATCGCACCTGATCGAGGTCACTGGTCGCCGGGTCCCCGGAGTAGGTGGAAGGAGGCATAATTCAGCCTAGATCGCCTTGAACGCGCGGAACGCCTTCACGCCCTTGGCTGCACCGATTCCGGCACCCACGCCCGCTGCACCACCGATGGCGTCCCTGACCTTCTTCTTGCCCATCAGGCCACCGCCGACAGCCCCGCCAGCCACGCCTGCGGCCATGGGGTTGGTCTTGACCGCACCGGCAGCCAGGCTGCCAGCCTGCCTGATCCCCGGGATGACATTCTTGGCCGCACCAAAGCCATCGAACTTCTCGATGTCCACCAGGAAGGCGTCGTGAGACTTGCTCAGC